CAACCTCATCGCCTTGGCGGATCGGTTACACAAAACAATTGCGGAGATTGAGGAAATCTCCTTAGATGAGATGCATGAGTGGGTGGCTTATTTTCGGGTGAAGGATAAAAATGGCAAATGACACGACAATCCGAATCTCGGCGATAGATCAGACCCGCGAGGCGTTCCGTTCGGTTCAAAACAACATCCAAGGTCTGTCTGGGAAACTCAAGTTTCTCGGCGGCGCTCTGGCTGGTGCATTCGCTGGCTTCCAAGTCGGTTCCGTTCTAAAGCAAACGGGAGAATTCTCGAAAGAGATCGACCGCCTCGCGGCCCTCTCGAATCTCTCTGTTGAGCGGTTCCAAGAACTCTCCTATGGTGCAGAGCGGGTCGGCATCAGCACAGAGAAACTTGCGGACATCTTCAAAGACACCCAAGACAAGGTGGGTGACTTCGTTCAGACCGGGGCTGGCCCTCTGGCCGACTTCTTTGAGAACATCGCGCCGCAGATGGGCATCACCATCCAGCAATTCCAGAAACTCTCTGGTGCGGATGCCCTGCAACTCTATGTGTCATCCCTAGAGAAGGCCAACCTCTCTCAGTCTGAGATGACCTTTTATCTGGAGGCCATCGCATCAGACTCGGCCCTTCTGCTCCCACTTCTGCAAAACAACGGGGCGGCATTCAATGCTCTTGCAGAGGAAGCGCGGAATCTTGGAGTGATTCTGGATGCCCAGGCAATCAAACAGGGGCGTGAGTTTGCAGACAATATGCAACGCCTCGACTCGATCATGGGGACACTCGGAAAGAGCATCGCAAACCTCGCCATTCCGAAACTGAACGAGTTTGCACTCAAGATGATGGCGATCAACGATGTCGCCAAGACCGAGGGCGGTCTGTTTATGACCCTCCTCAAACTGACCAATGCGGCAGAGAAGTTTGGATTCGGGGTCGGTGATAAGGTCACCGCGCGAATGGAGGAACTCCGCAAGTCTACTGAGGCCACCACTCAAGCGCTCAAGATACAAACAAACCAAACCGCGATCATCACCAAGAGCAAAAAAGATCAGGAATCGGTCACCGAAAGACTCACCGAGCGCAATGCTGGATTGGTCAAATTAATCAATGAACTGAAATCGCCCTATCAAGTGCTGACCGACCGCATCAAGGAATTGAACGATGCCTATGAAGCGCAAGGGATCAGTTTGGAGATGTTCCAGACGGGTCTAATGAAGGCGAACGATGCTTATGAGGATAGTCTCGACAAGGTGACGAGAAACAAGACCGCCCTGGAGGAGTACAAAGAGGCCACTCAAGACCTCAACAGGAACCTTCAAAATGTTGCGGTCTCTGGGCTTCAGAATCTAGAGGATGCCCTTCTGGGCGTGATGACGGGAACGATGTCGGTGAAGGATGCGTTCAAGTCGATGGCAATCTCGATCATCAATGACCTCATCCGCATTCAGATTCAGAGGTCAATCACAGGTCCGCTCTCGGATGCCCTGGGTTCTCTGTTTTCTGGTGGTCAAGCGCCTGTCACGGGCAAGGCAATCGGCGGTGCGGTCTCGGCTGGATCGCCTTATATGGTGGGAGAGCGTGGGCCTGAAATGTTCATCCCGAACTCATCTGGTGCGATTGTCCCAAATGACAAACTCCAGCAGGGCCAGGGCGCACCGACCATCGTGCAAAACATCAACATTTCGACCGGAGTTTCTCAGACTGTTCGCACCGAAATCATGTCAATGTTGCCTAGAATCACAGAGGCCACCAAAGCGGCGGTCGCGGATTCGCGGCGGCGTGGTGGGACATTTGCGAAAGCGTTTGCGTAATGGCGACCCAAGAACTTTTATACGAGATGGCAAAACACTTTCGAGCCGACTTCGAGGCTGGGAAACTGTATTGGGTGGACTCTCGGTGCGGCAAAAAAGAGGCCGGGACACTAAAGCCAAAATTGAACAGGGTCTATGTAACCTATAACAAGAAAAGTTATTTGAGATACAGGATTCTGTTTGCTCTGTATCATGGATACTGGCCTTTTGGAGAGGTCGATCATCTTGATGGATGCTCATCTAACGACTCAATTTCTAATTTGAGAGATGTCCCAAGAGAGATCAATGCAAGAAATTGCAAGGTCAGATGCGATAACACCTCTGGTAGAACTGGCATTCGTTTCGAGGAAAAACTTGGAAAGTGGCGGGCTCGATTGGGTGATCGTCATCTAGGAGTTTTTGGCACTCTGGAAGATGCAGTTATGTGTCGTAAAAACGCGGCACTCGAAAACGCATACACCGAAAGACACGGAGCATGATTTCTTACCCCCTCAGTCTCCCAACCACCTCTGGCATCATGCGCGTCCGTCTGGTCGCCAACGATGTCGTGGGCGTGTCTCAGTCGCCTTTCACGGCGGTGCAACAGGTCTATCGGTACTCTGGGCAATTCTGGGAGGCGGACATCACTCTCCCGCCCATGAAGCGGGCCGATGCCGAATATTGGATTTCGTTTCTGCTTAAACTGAACGGGCCATATGGCACTTTCCTGATGGGCGATCCCAACGGGGCTACGGCCAGGGGTGCGGCCACAGGGACTCCTCTGGTCAACGGTGCGGGGCAGACGGGCAATGAACTGGTGACCGACGGATGGACGACTAGCACGACGGGAATCCTAAAGGCAGGCGACTATATTCAACTCGGGTCGGCGGCGACCGCAAGGCTCTACAAGGTGCTGGATGATGTCAACTCGGACGGGTCTGGCAACGCCACTCTGACCCTCTGGCCTGATCTGCGCTCTGCCCCTGCGGACAATGCGGCGATCACGGTCTCGAACACCAAGACGACATTCCGACTCAACTCTGCCCAGACATCATGGGACATTAACGAGGCGACCATTTACGGTCTGACATTCGGGGCGCGGGAGGCACTCTAGTGGCTCGCTCTCTGCCCGCCGCTCTCTCCACAGAATTCGAGGCCGCTCAACTCAAACCGTTCTATGCGGTCGAACTGGACTTCGACTCTGGGGTTCTCCGCTTCTGGACGGGCTATGGAACAATTACGGCCAACGGTGAGGATTGGGATGGTGCGGGGACGATCCTGGGCATCTCCAGCCCGAATGAGAACATTGATCTGTCTGCGGATGGTTTAACAATCACCTTCACAGGGCTTGATTCCAGCATTGTCGCGATCACCCTGACCCAGAATTATCGGGGTCGGTCTGCCAAGGTCTATATGGGGGCGCTCGATGGGAGCAACGAGCCCGTGTCTGATCTCTATCAAGTGTTCGCTGGTCGGATGGATGTGATGACCATTCAAGAAGATGGGCAGACCGCGACCGTTTCTCTGCAAATCGAGAATGTGCTTATCGACTTAGAACGCGCTCGCACTCGAAAATATACAGACGAGGAGCAACGCAAACGGTTTGCGGGTGATGCATCCCTGGAGAATGTGGCCGCTCTCCAAGACCGACAAATTTCCTGGGGCCGATAAATGGGCTTTTCGTTCAAAAGTTTATTCAAGGCAGTCGTCACGGCGGCGGCGGTCGCGGCGGCGGTCTACTTTCTCGGGCCCGCGGTCGGGCTTACTGTTTCTGGAACGGCCACCGCATATATCACGACTGCGGCGGTCATGGCGGCGGCAACCTATACGGTGTCGTCTCTGCTCGCCGAAACACCCAAGGGCTTCGATCTAGGTGAGCAACTTCGCGGGCAACTCATCACAAGTCGGGCTCCCGCCGCAGATGCGCGGGTGGTCTATGGCGAGACCCGTCTGGGCGGGAATGTCGTGTTTATCGAAACTACTGGATCGAAAAACGAGACCATGTTCCAGGCGATGACCCTGGCGGGTCACGAAATCCAGTCTATCGAAACAGTCTATGTGAACGATGAGGCGCTTACCCTGAGTCTAGTCGGCAATGCCTACACGACGACCTACAAGGGCAATTCGAGCGCATTGTCATTCAACTGGCTTCTGGGAACGGACACCCAGACCGCCCTTCCGTTTTTCTTAGGGACCAAGGCTGAGAATTACAGATTCCAGGGCA